CGAGCTTGTCTCAGCGTACCGTGCAGTCTGGATTGGTACACCAGCCGCCGTCCACCCCGCTTCCTGATGGTAGAGATCGTTGTTCTCGTCCGCAGCAAGAGGATACGCCAAAACGCCAGCGCCGTACGCCGCTGTCCGCGTCATCTCGCCAATCGACCACCAGCCCTCTGCATAGTTGTAGACGACGTATCGGTCAGGAACAGATGATCCTGTAGATGGATACCAGAACCATGCTTCAGGGAAGATGTTGTTCTCTGAGCCATGCGTGTAGCGTCTACCGTAATCTGGGTCGATGTCCTCAAAAACATAAGACCCGACATCACAGCCCAGAGGCTTAACAACGCCGCCGTCATAGACCCAGAAACTCTCTGCACCCATCCAAATGCAGCGTCCCGCATACGTGGCGAAAGACTTGGGGGCGAGTAGGCCGCAGCCAAAGCCGATGCGATCAATGCCATATACATAGGGGAGCCCGATGTAGCGCATTAGCCACGCTTCATCCTGCGTCCAGATCAGCGTTCCCTCGCGCACGGGCGCGCACATGACGAGCTGACTTGATGTATCAAGATCAAGGAAGCCAGCCGTGTTCGTAACGCTGGAGAAGTTCCAGTTTGAGTAATCCTCACGCGAGGACCACCCAACTCTCCGGTTATTGCCGCCAACCCCAAGCAGAACAGCATGACGCTCCGGGGTCACGATCACAGCCCGGTTGTTCGTTGGCACGGCTGGTGAGATAGCGGCTGACCCGCCCGTTCCCGTTGTGTCGGTTCCAGAGTCGCTAACCGTGAACGTGTCTGCTGTAGGAACCGTCGCAATCGTGAACGTGTCGTTGAACGAGGCAACAGTGTTGCCAGTTACAATAACTGTATCGCCAACGCCAAAGCCGTGGTTGTTCGCTGTCGTAAACGTGATGATGTTCGACAGCCGCGTTGCCGTAGAGATAGCTTCTATGCCAGCAAGATTGGCTGCTGTTTCCCCCTCCTCGTAGTGAAGAAGCCGCCCATCGCTGGACGCAACAGCCAGAATGTCGCCCCCCCAGTTATCGAAAGTCCACGAGAACGAAGGGATAAACGCAGCAGATGCAGGACGAATGTCGGCAGGATTGAGCGTTGCTGTTCCGCCAGAAGACGAGGCGTTCGCTGCCGTCTGCGCATAGGTGAACGTGGTATTACCGGTGCGCGTAATCGTGAACGTACCGTTGAAGGAAGATGTGGTAACGCCTGCGATCACAACTGATGTTCCGGTTTGGAACTGATGCGTTGTCGAAGTCGTTATTGTAACCACGTTGGTTGCACGGACAGCCGTTGAGATCGTGTAAACAGGATCATCCAACCCATAGTACAGATCGCCGTAATCGCTGGCGCCGTAAGCACCGGACAGGCCAGTTGCTTCTCCGACAAAGCCAGAAGGCGTAATGTCGCTGTAAGTTGCGCCCTCCAGAACAGAAATCCCGCCACTCAGGCCAACCGCAGCCAGGGGGATGTTCGTGGGCGTCGTCCATGTAAACAGACCGCGCACGGTGCTGGAGAAAGGCGAGGACGTAATGCGCTCCCAACCACCAACAGGCAGCAACTTACCCGACTGCCAGCGGATCAGGTTGGCGTCAAACCAGCGTCCCTTGATCTGGAGCGGAGTAGCCGTCCTAACGACGCCTGGCGGTATGTTGAGAGGAGCAAGCGGCATCAGGCTTTCCCAAAGAAGTGATTTAGCATCCAACTCAGGCCACCGCCCAAGACAGCCGCAATTCCGATCATAACACGAGATCCGCCCTTGACCGCATTGAAGTCGTCGCGAATCTCTCTGACATCACTCTTCAGCTCTTTCACTTCGCGGTTCAGGGTCTCAACATGCGTGAGCAAGGAACCAATCTCTCGATGTATATCAGTGTCGCTCATTCCCGCACCACGCCTTCTGCCGCACGTTGTTGAGTTTTACCTCTTCTATGGTCTGCGGCGTATCTTTCGCAGACCACGAGATTGACCGCCAGACAAGACACTCAGTCCCGCCTGTGCCCGTCGTTTTGGAGCAGCTCGCCACGAGAAATCCGCTCGCGAGCACGAACGTCAGCTTCGATAGTGTCCTGTAACCGGCGAAGCTCTTCATCGCGCTGTTCCTCCCGAAGCTCAGACGCGCCCTTGCGCTCGGCAAGCCAGATGACGCCAGCAAATACGCCAATGATGGAGATAATAGCCCCTCCAATGGCGAGAGCCTGGATCATTTCGCTACCTTCTTGGCTGCGTAGATCGTCCAGCCGGTCGTCCCAATGGTCAGAATCGCGCCGCTGATCGCAGCCCAGTTCTCTTCGCCAACGTAGCGAGTGGCGACAACCGCGCCGACAACTTGGAGGGCTGTGCGGAACAGGCGTTCGAACATATCCTTGTCCATGACGTTCTCCTTACCAGTACTTAGGAAAATCGCGGATAACACCGCAACCAGTTAGGGCGAAGGGGAGAAGCAGGATGAGCAGCTTCATGGGTACTTCTTCCGATCCAGCTCAAAATGCGGCCCGTCCTTCAGAGACTTCCAATCACCACCCCAGATGATAGGGACGTTTAGCTCCTTCGCAGCAGCCTTCATCTCGTCTGCGATGCGTGCGTAAAGCGGCCAATCCCACCGAACCTGACCATCAACGAGCGCTGCGACATCAACCGCATGGCCCGTCAGGTGACGGCTGTTCATGGTTTGCGATGCGCCCGCAGCAACGAGCTGCTTCTGGCGCGCGACCGTGCGCAAACCCTCCGTCACTAGGAAGTTAGCCCGCTTTCCGGCAAGCCGAACAACCATCACAAGATCCTTGTGAACACCTTGCAGATTACGCTCAGAACGAGGGCTAAGCATCTTCTGCTACTCCCAGAAGACGTTGACGGATCCACCGTCGAACAAATTACCGCTGCCCGAAAGCAATCGGACGCTGTCAAGCACACCGCCAAGGGTAAGACTTCCTGTCATGGCGCTAACAACTTGCGCGCGAGAAGTGGCTCCTGTCGCTACCCAAGTGTTGCCAGATATATTGAAGAGCGTAACGAACCCGTCTCGTTCAGTTGCAGACGTTTGGCCCGCTGTGTCTATTAAAAAAGAGGTAGTTGAAGTAACCCCAGCATTAGTAGACCCACCTATCCAAATGCTGCAAGTGTAACCAGAAGACGCAAAAACGCCACCTGTGCCGAGCCTTAAGGTAACTACGGTGCTAGAGTTTGTAGACAGCACGGAGAACGCTATCGTGACGCGCTTTGCCCATGAAGGAATACCTGTGAAATCGACGTTCTCAGTCGTTGGCGTCTGAGCCGTACCAGCAATAATGCTGGAGCCCCATGACGCCGCAGTGCCATTTGTTGTCAGCACCTTCCCAGAGTTCCCAGTCTGTGATGGCAATGGGGAAGAGGGAGTCGAAGATTCCCATGTCGTTCCGTTAGAAGTTAAAATATTTCCACTTGCACCAGGAGCCACAGTCTGCGGCGCGCTCGTACCATTACCAAGCAAAACATTGTTTGCTGCAAGCGTCGTCGCGCCAGTGCCACCATTCGCAACAGGCAAAGTGCCAGTAACGCCTGTGGACAGAGATACGTTTGTGATCGTGTTGCTAGATCCGTTGATTGTCTTGTTCGTCAGCGTGTCCGTCGTTGCACGGCCAACAAGAGTTTCAGGACCAGCAGGCAAGGACAAGGTTCCGCCACTGCCGTTGAGCGTCGGCGTATTCACAACCGGCGATGTCAGCGTCTTGTTCGTCAGCGTCTGCGTGCCGGTCAACGTCGCGACCGTTGCGCCGCCAACCGTAGCCGCCGCAGGAAGTGTTGCCGTCCCGGTAACATTTAACGTTCCGGCAACCGCCAGCGTCTTCCCGCTGCCTACGTTCAGACCAACGGAAGTTCCCGACCCACCAGCCGCGAAAAGCGCGTCAAGACTATCCAGATCGCCGTTAAGTTTCGTGCCCCATGTATCCTTGGAAGCGCCGACTTCCGGCTTCGTCAGGTTCAGGTTCGTTGTAAAACTGTCAGCCATGCCTTAAAGCCCCGCTGTAGTCCATTCGTATGGGCCTATCGTGTACCCAGGCTCCCAATAGCCAGGAGCCACATAATTGTCCGGTAGGTATTGTATACCCCAATTCGCAGCATCTTGCGACTGGTCAGACCATGTAGCCGGATCGTTGGAGATGATCTCCCACGTCTCGCTCATGTCTTCCACCCGTTCTCTTCACACAGCCGCAGGTAGTCCGCGACGGTCATGTAGCCTGCATCAGTCAGGGCGCGGGCCATGTCGTGGGTCATCAGTGCAAATCCACCCACGCGCCAGCGGCGCGAACCTGAAGCTTGTTGGTGGTGGTGTTGTAGAGAACGAGCCCGTTGGCGGGGCTGCCGATAGCGTCACGCTGCGTCGTCGTCATGCGCGGGAACAGGACGCCGCCAGTGGTGGAGGTGACGTCGAGAATGGCTGAAGCGTCTGGTGTAGCCGTGCCAATGGCCACCTTGCCGTCACCTCCGATGCGCATCCTCTCGACGTTGTTGACCAGAAAGTAGACAGGATTTGCCGTCGCGTTGCCGATAGCAAAACCAGCTCCGATGTTGTACGCGGTCCCGTAGCGGACGCCGTTCGCGAGCCAGTCGATAAGACCTGACGTTGATCCATTGACAGCAACGCTCGTGTACCCCGCCCCGTAACCAAAGGGCGCGCTCGTCCCAATGCCCACGTTGCCGCTGGCCTCGATGCGCATGCGTTCGGTTCCGGCGTTGCTGCGCCAGATATGCGTGTCGAAGTCTGTGTATGAGATGATGATCCCATCACTCATCGTTTGGAAATATTGAGAGTTGGCGTTGACCGTTTGGTTTACGTATCTGCCATTCACCCAAAGCTGCGAAATGGCGTTGGCCGACGCGCCCGCGCTGGCATTAGCAACTTGAGTGACAAGATTACCGTTAACAGTGTCTGACACGACAAGTTTATAGAAGGGCGAGCTAATACCAATGCCCACGTTCCCGGTTTCGGTTATCCGCATGCGTTCGGCGTTGTTGGTGATAAGAGAGTAGCCGTGGTTCGAGAAAGTTCCCGAATACGCTAGGTTTATGTTTGCGTACCCCACAGCTTGGCTGACGGCTCCGTCTGTCGCGGTGATTTGCGACAGTGCGGCCTGTACAACCAACTTATTCAACAAAGGCGCACTCGTCCCAATGCCCACGTTGCCCGAAGCATCGACGGCAATCGGCAGCTCCTGCACAGGGCCTGTTCCAGCGCCGACCGTGCGGCCAAGGACGCTCCCAGCCGCAACTACGCTGCCACTTGGAAGCTCTAGCTTGGCATTATTCAGATTGGTTAGGTTGTCGTCCATCTCGCTGAACGTTAGCGGGGACCCCTTGCCAGCACGAGTAACAATCGTTGCCATCAGCCATACACCCGTCGCACTTTGGAAACCAACGGTGAACCGCTGTGAACGGCTCGATCCGACTCGGAGTTGAGAGCCTCGACACGCTGGGAGTAAAATTGAGAAAAGACCCCGATCCTCTGGTCATCCACAAGGAAAGGAGCAGCATGAACAAGCGCGCCGTAGAGATAGATGTCAGGTGCTTTCGCCAGCAGCCAGTTGGTCGTCGCCACATCGGTCAGTGACGGAACCTTCTGGTAATAAACCATGTCGATCTCGACGTTATCGGTTGGGGCAGGAACCAACTCAATCGCGCTATCGACAATCGAATACGCCATCACCTTGTGATAGATTTTCGCATTCTTAATCTGGTCAGCTTCGTCCAGGGTGACATAGCGC